GCAATGTCCTATTCTGTGTACTGTCCCTGCGGCTGGGAACTAATCGAGAACCCCAAAGTCGTGATCGACGAATACGTCAAGCATCACAAGAAGATTTGCGAGGTGTGGACACGATGAAACAGCTCGTCGGCCGCTGGAAGTATTCGAAGAAGCGTGGCGCGTGGATCTGGAAGTGGAAGCGCCGCAAGGTCAAGACCCTGGAGATCCACTGATGAGTCACACGGAACAGCAGCAATACATCCAACATGTGAAAGAACTGTTCCCTGACTATTTCACCGGCAAAGACGTCCTCGAAATCGGGTCGCTGAACATCAACGGCACTGTTCGGGACTATTTCACTGACGGGAACCACGTCGGCGTCGACCTCGCTGAAGGCCAATGTGTCGACCTCGTGGCTCGGGGTGAGGAATTGAACTTCCCCGACAGATCATTCGACGTCGTGATCTCCTGTGAATGTTTCGAACACAACCCTGACTGGGAACCTACGTTCACAAACATGGTCCGGATGTGTAACGGCCTGGTCGTGTTCACTTGTGCCACGACGGGCCGACCGGAACATGGCACGAGCAACGCCTACCCGGACTGCTCCCCGTTCACTGATGACTACTACCGGAACCTCACGGCGGAGGATTTTGAGCATCTCCCGCTATCGAACTGGTTCAGCAGCTACGAGTTCGATGTGAACTATCAGTCGTGCGATTTATACTTCTGGGGTATTCGGCGACTACCCTGAACGCATGGATCGCGCGTTCATCCCCGGCAAACCCGTGCCGCAAGGATCGTTGAAGTTCATCAACGGTCACGCGATCCACGTCCGCGCAACCGACCTCGCAGTATGGCGAGCTGACGTCGCCAGAGGCTGCAAAGACTTCACCTACCATGAAGGCCCGGTCACGATCGGCCTGGTATTCGTGATCCAACGACCCAAAACAGTGAAACGGGAGCATCCCCATGTCCGACCGGATCTCGATAAACTCATTCGAGCAGTGCTGGATGGCCTCACGGGGGTTGGCTACCGTGATGACGAGCAAGTTGTCTCAATTGACGCGCAGAAAACCTACGGAAGTGAACCAGGAGTATTTATTGCACTTGGTCCGGTTACGGCAGGCGATTCGTGAGCGCGAAAGAACTCGCCCAGCTGCGTGACCTGGTGTGGGACAGGTGCGCCGGCCATTGCGAGAAATGCGGTGTCCCGTTGAGTCGGGAGATGTTCGCGTTGCATCACCGGAAACTGAAATCACGGGGCGGGAAAGACACGATCGAGAACCTGGTGGCCTTGCATCACTACTGCCACAACATGGGGACGAACTCGGTTCACATGAATCCTGAGCAGGCCACACTGGACGGTTTCATGGTCGCGTCATGGGACGATCCGTTAGCCGTTCCTGTTACAATTGGGGACGGAAGCCGTGTGCATTTACTCACGGATGGGACATATCTAGAGTTAGGGACAAGCCATGACCGAAGCGAAGATCACGCTCGTTGGTAACGCCGGGAAAGACCCCGAGATCCGTTTCCTCACCGATGGCACACCAGTCGCCAGCGTCTCAGTCGCACACACCGAACGCAAGAAGCAGGGCGACCAGTGGGTCGACGGGGAAACGATCTGGTATCGGGTGACGTGCTGGCGGGAACAAGCCGAAGCACTCGTCGAGGGTGTGAAGAAGGGCGATCAGGTGATCGCTGTGGGGAAGTTCAAGATCGGGTCGTTTGAGAAGGACGGCGAGACTAGAATGGTCCCCGAGGTTGTCGCTGATCTTGTTGGTGTTGTGTGCCGTCCGGCAAAGAAGGCATCGAAGGAGGCTGGACCATCGTGGTGAAGTTCAAGAAGCACATCAAGTTTCGGAAACTCACCATGCAGAAGATCCTGGTCGTCCCTGAGACGATCGCGGTTTCCCAGGCCGATCTCCCCATCGACGAGTAGCCATGTATCGGGACAAGGTTGACGGCGTGGACCACACGGAATATGTCACGATCCCGTGGTGCAAATGCGGTTGGCGGGATTTCGCCGAAAACAAGACCGAAGCGTGGATGAAGATCGGTCGGCATCGGCACAAGGTTCACGGGATCGATGTACGCATCGCTTATAGCGCGTACCATAAAAGGACCGAACGCCGAAAAATCGCAGCGTGACCCACGCCACAACCACCACAAAATAGCAGTCCTAAGGAACCGTAAATGGGCAGGAAAGCCGACCCCGAACGCGATCAGGCAATCGTCGCCTACCGATCAGAAGGCATGACCTACGAAGCGATCGCAGCCCTCGTCGGCATGAGCCCCACCGGGGTACAGCAAGCGTGGGACCGGATCATGGAAACCCACATCAGCGAAACCGTCGAACAAGCCAGGAAGCACGACCTGGAGCGGATCGACTGGGCTATGGGGTTCGCTCGTCAGGATGTGATGAATGGCAAGGCGCGAGGGATTGAGAACTGGTGCAGGTTGCTGGATCACAGGGCGAAACTGTTGGGTTTGTATGCGCCGCAGAAGCAGGAAGTGACGGTATGGACGAATGACAACCTTGGCGACGAACTTCAATTCTGGCTTGACCGACTTAATGCCGTTGATACGAGCAGCAGCGACTTGGGAGATCGACCAAGCACGTAACGAGCAGAAGGCACCAGAAGGCGAGTGGTCCGTTTGGTTGTATGTCGCTGGTCGTGGTGCAGGGAAAACTCGTACTGCCGCTGAGTGGTTAGCAAAGCAGGCAATTGTTAATCGTGAGACACGGTGGGCGATTGTGGCACCAACGTTTGGTGACGGTCGTGACACATGCGTTGAAGGCGAGTCAGGAGTCCAATCAGTCCTTAACCGTTACGGCGCTATACGGGCTTACAACCGATCACAGGGACAGATACGCCTCCGCAACGGAAGCATTATTCAAATCTTTAGCGGTGAAGAACCAGAACGCCTACGCGGACCGCAGCATCACGGCGCATGGGTCGATGAACTCGCAGCGTTCCGCTACGCTCAGCAGGCGTGGGATCAACTGCAATTTGGTCTAAGACTTGGCTCACACCCAAGAACCGTTGTAACAACAACACCAAAACCGCAACCGTTATTGAAGCGGTTGATTGGTCGCACCGATGGAACCGTCGTTGTCACCAGAGGCTCCACATTTGATAACGCAGCGAATCTGGCACCAAGCGCACTGGCTGAATTCGTTGCACGCTATGAAGGCACACGGCTGGGCAGGCAAGAACTGCATGGCGAATTGCTAGAAGATGTTGACGGTGCCCTGTTCACCCGCCAGCAGATCGACGACAACCGCGCCGACAAACCCATCGGCAGGATCATGTCCACCGTGGTGTCCGTCGACCCCGCCGTCACGAACAACGACAGCAGTGACGAAACCGGAATCGTCGTGTGCGCCTCCGACGATCAAGGCAACGGGTATGTCCTCGCGGATCTCACGATGAAGGGCCGACCCGACCAATGGGCCAGGGCAACGATCGACGCGTTCGACCAGTGGAAATGTGACTGCATCGTGGTCGAGGTGAACCAGGGCGGCGACATGGTCGCCCAAACGCTACGCACCGTCCGAAGTTTGCTGCCGATCAAGGAAGTCCGGGCAACAAAAGGCAAACGCCTCCGCGCCGAACCAATCGCCGCCATGTACGAGCAAGGCCGCATCCACCACGTAGGCACATTCCCGCAGCTCGAAGACCAAATGTGCACCTGGGTACCCGATGACGGGAAGTCACCTGACCGCCTCGATGCGATGGTCCACGGCTTCACCTATCTCACGTCTCGCGGCATGAGTCAAGGGTTCATCGCACAAATGGGTATTATGTGCGAAGCGTGCGGAACACCAAATATCCGTGGCTCCGTTTCTTGCGTATCGTGCGGCTCAACATTGAAGGTGGATTATGGGATTGCGTGAACGAGTCGCCAAAGCACTCCTACCCGCTGGGGCATTGACGCAGACCGAACAGCAGATCGCGCAGCAGGTGCCGGCGAGTGGTACGACTGCGACTCCATTGGATCGCGCACCAGAGGATTACACGGTCCCGTTCGCGCCAGGCAGGCCGCTGATCCCGGCACTGATCAACCCTCCGCGTGAGGATGGCCGCGCCGACCCGAGACGCTACGAATACCCGGTCGCCTGGAACTTGCAGATCACGGAAACCCGCGACGTCCCATTCCGCACATTGCGCCAGGTTGCTGACGGTGCTGACCTGGTCCGTAAATGCATCCAGGTTGTGAAGAACCAAATTTCAGGCATGGATTGGGACATTGTGCTCACGCCTGAAGCGGTCGAACGGATCCAAACCGAATCGTCCGGTGTCGGATCTATTCAGGCGTCAAAGATCGCCCGGCAGCAGTTGATGCCCGAGATCCTGCGGTGTAAAGAGTTCTGGAAAATGCCCGACCGCATCAACGGCATGTCCTTCACTGAATGGGTCGGTGTCGCCCTGGAAGAAATGCTCGTTATCGACGCGTTGTCGATTTACCCGAACAAGACCGTCGACAACGAGAACCTTCACAGCCTGGAGATCCTCGACGGGTCAAGCATCAAACCACTCCTCGACGATCGTGGCGGTCGACCACTTCCCCCATACCCAGCATTCCAACAAATCCTGTGGGGTTTCCCGCGCGGAGAGTTCACAGCTAGCGCTGACGCGGACGGCGAGTTCAGTATCGACGACCTGGTGTACGCGCCTCGCACCCGCCGCACCTACACACCGTACGGCTATTCAGCGGTCGAGCAGGCCCTGCCAGTGATCGACTTGTATATGAAGCGGATCCAGTGGCTCAGGACGGAGTTCACGGACGGGGTCACGCCCCAGGTGTTCCTGCTGACGGACGCGATGTACGGGAACAATCCTGAATTGTTGCGCGCCTACGAGCGTGTGTTCAACGATGACATGGCTGGCAAGATGGAGGCTCGTCGCCGCGCCAGGATCCTGCCTGAAGGTATCCGCCCAGAGTTCTCACCATCACCAGACAAACTGTTCGATCCCGCGATGGACGAACTATTGGTGAAGATGATCACGGGCCATTTCGGTATCGGGCCGACACAGGTCGGGTTCGCCCCAAAGGGCGGCCTGGGTGGTGCCGGTGTGCAGAAGGGCGAGGGCCAGTCGAACGAGGAAATCTCGCTCCTGCCAACGATCATCTGGCTCACCGACCTGCTGAATCAACTCTCGTACCGGTTCCTCGGGATGCCGAAGGATCTCACGTTCCAGTTGTCTCAGGGATCCAGCGAGGACGACACGCAGCAAACCACGAACGCTGTCGACAAATACAAGGGCGGCGTCACAACCCTCAACGAAACCCGTGACGGGTTGGGCCTACCGCTGCTGTCCTTCCCTGAAGCGGACATGCCGCTGATTTTGAACACGATGGTCCCGTTGGCTGACGTGGAGGAACTCGTTTCGGGCCAGGATGCGACGGGTGAATCTGAGGACGTTCAACCCGTGAGCGGGTCGATGAAACCGCAGGTTGAGGGTGAGCAGGGCCAGCAGGGAGACATGACCGAACCCGATAAGTCGGTGAGCCTCGCATCAATCGAGTTGGCTGCGTTCGCGAAATGGACGAAGGGCACTCGTAAGCGCGAGTTCGTATTCGAGTTCCTCGACTCCGATAAGGGCAAGTCCCTGAATGTGCTCGCGAAGCATGACCCAGCTGCTGCACGGGAACTCGCGAACGTGTTCAAGGCTGATAAGCCAACGAAGACCGAGGATGGGATGAAGTTCCCAGTCGAGGCCTACGCGTATGTCCCGGATCCGTCGAAGCCGTCAACGTGGAAGTTGCGGTTGTGGGAGACGCCAACGTCGGGGCCGACAGCGGTACAGACCGGTCGCGCTGCTGCTGCGTTTAGCTCTGGTGGGTTCCGTGGGAATCGGGTGCAGATCCCTGCCGAGGATCTGGAGCAGGTGAAGGCCGAGATCCGCGCCGCATGGCACAAGACCCACGACGAGACCCAGGACGAGTTACCTGAGCATTTGAAGTCGGCTGCCGCTGATTCGTTTACGCCACCGGATGGGGTGCAGGCCGCCGCGAAACGCGCCCTAGCCTGGATGGCTGACGGTCACGCCGGTGACGGGTTCACTGACACGGGCAGGAAGCGTGCATCGGATCTCGCTCGTGGCGCAGCAGTCAGCGCCGACACGATCGGTCGCATGGTGAGTTATTTCGCCCGGCACGAGGTCGACAAGGACGCTGAGGGTTTCAACTCGGGTGAGGATGGTTTCCCGTCTCCGGGCCGTGTCGCTTGGGATGCATGGGGTGGTGACGCGGGTAAGTCTTGGGCTGAGTCCGTGTATTCGCGGATCAGTGGGAAGGCCGTGGATTTGGTGAAAGCCGGTGATCGCCGGGGGCGAGATAGTGCCCCCGTCGTACCCGGGGGCGAAGGAAGCGACAGAACTGCACAAGATTTACGCGCAGCGAATCCTGGATTCACTTGGACCCGTCAATAGCCAGAAACTCGTCGCCGCGTTCATTCGCGACAACCCACTGGACCCGGAAGCGTGGCTGGAGTCACGGAACCTGAAAATCTTTGGGGAAGCGACCAGCCAGGTGTTCGCCGACATGTATACGGAAGCGGCGTGGGTCGCGTGGGTTTCTGCAACAGCCGATATCCACGACGTCATGTCGAAGGGTATTCGTGCCAGTTTGGATTGGGGTAACTGGAAACCAGGCGATGCGATTTCGGCGAGGAAACTGATCGGGACGAAGAAACTCCCAGGACTCCAGAAGCTGCTCGACAACCGTAGTGTGATCATCAAGGGCATTGAGAAGACCCGCTACCGTGATCTGGGCAGGATCCTCGGCAATGGGGTTCGGCAGGGTTTGTCGATGGATTCCGTCGCGAAGCAAATCAGGCAGCACCTGGACCAGTACCCGGTCGGGGCACCGGAGTCGGCGGTTCAGCAGCGTGTCGGTGGTGTCGACACTTGGGCTGACATGGTCGCTCGGACTGAGACCGCGAGCGCGATGACGCAAACCACACTCGACACCTATAACGATGCCGGTATCGAGCAGGTTGTTTGGGTGACGGCAGCTGATGGTGGTTGCGATATTTGCGCCGGGTACGCCGACATGGGGCCAGTCAATATTGATGACGGTTTCGGGGATGTTGACGGGCCGCCCGGGCACCCGAACTGCCTGTGCGTTCTTCAGGCCGTGATTCCATCAAGTGAGAAAGCGGTCGACGCGGATCTGGTGAAGGTCGCTCGGGAAGCAGTCGCCCAAGCGTTGCGGGAACTTGATGACATTCCGATGGTGGACGAGGAACATATCGAGGTTCCGTGGCCGATCAAGCCGCGACCGAAACTCGACCCGGACGTGTGGGCAGGTTCGGAAATCAAGGCCGTCGCGATCGCGAACCTGTTCGCCTCCCAGAAACTGTTGTCGAAATCGCAAGTCGAGGAATACATCCAGTCGCAGGGCAACGTTGAGCCAGGGAAGCGTGCTCTGCCGAACGTGTACGATACGAACGGTACGCAAATCATCGTGGACGGGCACCACAGGCTTGCGGCTCTTTGGCTACTCGGTGCCGATGTAGTCAACTCATGGTTCTTGGAGGAATAGTGGCTGTTCAATACGGTCAGGTGAACGTCGGTACGAGCGCGACGTTGATTTACACGCACCAGAAATACACTTCGTCGCCGGTGTTGATCACGAACGCTGACGGAACGAACCCGCTGTACCTGGGCGGTGACGCGAACGTGACGACCTCGAACTGGGGGCATTACATTGCGAAGTCGTTCGGCGAGCAGTCATTCTCGATGAACTTTGGCGACCAGTTGTGGGGCGTTGCTGCCGGCACTGTCGCTGTTCACTGGATTGTGACGGGAGCATGACGATGGCTGTTGACACGAGCGTATTTGCGCGGATCATCAAGCAAGAGAAGCAAGCCGACGGCACCCTGATCGTCACCGGTATCGCGACCGATGACACGCTGGACATCGACCAGCAGATCTGCGACCCGACCTGGCTTGATCGGGCAATGCCTGCATGGTTCAAGTTCGGCAACATTCGTGAGCAGCATTCGAATATCGCTGCGGGTGTCGCGATGAAACTGGAGTCCGACGGTGGCCGGCATGTCGTGACCGCCCGTGTGGTTGATCCGTCATCGGTGAACAAGGTCGAACTCGGTGTGTTGAAGGGGTTCTCTATCGGGATCCGTGACCCGCGTGTCGTGACCGATAAGGCTGCCCCAGGTGGACGCATTGTTGATGGGGAGATCGTGGAAGTTTCCCTCGTGGATCGCCCAGCGAACCCGAGTTGCATGTTGGAGTTGGCTAAGAGTGTCGGCGGCATTGTGCAGCAGACCGAAACCCTCATTGAGAAAGGTGCCGTCATGGAGCGGTGTTCAAAGTGCGGCAAGGCTGTTCCTGCCGACGAGCTGCACAGCAAGATGTGCAAGGACTGTGTCGCGAAGGGCGCGGAGGAATCTTCTGAAGTTTCGCCAGAGGAATCGTCTGAGGAATCTAGCGAGGAAACTAGCGGCGAGGAATCGTCGGAAGAATCCAGCGAAGAATCATCGGAGGAGTCATCCGTCGCCAAGGATGCGATCAACCCCGTCACACTGATGGAAGAGTCATCGCAGAAGCCTGGTGAGGAATCATCACAGCAGCCAGGTGAGGAGTCCAGCCGCGCGAACGGTGTCGCTGGTGTTGCCGGTATGGCTGCCGAAACTTCCGAAGGATCCGATAATGAAGTATCACTCGGCGAAGAATCTTCCGAAGAGTCCAGCGACTCTGAGGATTCAGAAATGTCCAGCACGTTCGGCGAAGTTCTCGCCCGTATCGAGGCACTTTTGACACAACTTGCAGGCAACGGTTCGGTGGAGGCAACAGCTAAGAGCGTGAAGTCGCTCGAAGAGCGTGTTGCGAAGGTCGAAAAGTCTGCTTCACGCGGTCCTGTCCGCACCGCCGTCAAGGCAGCATCAGCCCCGAACGTGGTTGATGCAAAGGCAGTGAAGGCTGCCGAGTACCGCGCTAAGGCTTCAGCCGCAAACGATCCGAAACTGATTGAGGGTTATTTGTTGCTGGCTGCCGACGCAGAAAAGTAAACCCCACCTCAACCATAAGGAATCCCAAATGAACATCTCCCCGGAGACGCTGTTCGGGACGAGCGACCCGCGTGACCTCGCAGCGAAGACTGAAGGCTTCCAGGAAGCCCTCAACAAGTCGATCACTGCTGCCGCGCGTGGCGAGTTTGTTCCCGCAGCAGAAATGTCCATCCCCGGTGTGGGCCAGTCCCCCGCCGTTGCACTCGCTGAGGCTGAGAAGGCCATCAGCAACCCGATGCTCGCTAAGGCCATTGGTGCCGACGCGCTCGCATCAATCCAGCAGCAGGTTCAGGCCGGTCGCGAGATCGTCAAGGACATTGTTGTTGGCGATGGCTTCACCACCGGTTCCCCCGTGTCGACTGGCCTGGTGCCGTTCGACCTGGAGGCCCCAGCGAAGTACCTCGCTCCTCGCCCGACCCCGCTGCGTAACAAGTTGGCACGCGTCAAGGGCCAGGGCACTGCTCGTCGCATCAAGCGCATCACCGGCATCACCGGTTCGGGCACTGGCGGCGTGTCCGTGTTCCATCCCGGTATCGCGGAAACGACTCAAACCAATTTCGCGGTGAACGGTTCCAGCAACGCCTTGTACCTCAACCGTGGCGCAAAGATCAGCTACGCGGGTGACGACAAGATTTTCCCGTACTACCAGTTCAGCATGAGCGATGAGGTGTCGTTTGCGGCACAGTTCGCAGGCCAGGGCTTCCAAGACATCCGCGCGTTGTCTGCCCAGTCCCTGCTGTACTCATCCATGCTTGCCGAAGAGCGCATGTTGCTGTTCGGGCGGGGTTCCAATACCTCGTATTGGTCGGGTGCACTCTCGGTGCCGACTGCCACGATCGCTACCGCCGCCCCGGCGTCTGGCGAATCCGCAGTCACCGGCTACACCACGAACCTGTGGATCAAGGTCACTGCTGACGCTGGTGATTTCGGCGAGTCGGCTTCTTCAGCCATCGCGTCGGTCGCTGCATCCGCAGGCACCGTTGGTGTGGTCACCATTTCCGCGAACATCACCGGTGCTCTTGGCTACCGCGTGTACGTGGGAACTGGCGCATCTGCACCTGCCGATTCGGCCCTGTTCTATGCAGGCCGTACCGGTAGCCTCACGTTCCGTCTGACCGGCGCACTGCCGACCAGCGGAACCACCGTGGCACACGCTGTCAGCACTGATACTTCTGCCTACGCGCAGGGGTACGACGGCATCATGGCTTGGGTAACCGGACCGAACTCCGGGTACACCAAGAACATCAACAGCACCTTCAACGCGACTTCGCCGGGTGCTGAGTTCCAGACCGCGTTCTCCTCGCTGTACAACAGCGTGAAGGCCGATCCGGACGAGATGCTGTTCAACGGTGCAGACCGTAAGCAGTTGTCCGAGTTGCTGAAGAACAACAGCAGCACGAACTACCGCCTGAACATCCAGCAGGACGAGGTTGGCAACGCCGTAATCGGTAGCGTCATCACCGCGATCCAGAACGAGATCACCGGCAAGGTTGTGCCGATGACCGTTCACCCGTGGATGCCTCAGGGCAACGTTGCGATCCTGTCCTACACGCTGCCCATCCCGGACAGCCAGGTCAGCAACTGCTGGGAGGTCGTGAACGTTCAGGACTACATGGGCATCCAGTGGCCCATGACCCAGCTGGCCTACGAGTCCAGCTCGTACTGGTACGGCACTTTGACCGCTGCGGCTCCGGCCTGGTCAGGTTCCATCACCGGTATCACCGCCGCGTAACAACGGCAAACTGATTGTCTGTGGGGGTCGGTTCTTGTCCCGGGCCGACCCTCACAGACCCTCTGAAGGGACAAAAACATGAAGAGACTTGTTGCACCGTCGGATCAGGTTCGCTCCGTTGAGATTGAGGGCGTTCGCACTGGTCGCAAAAAGACGTATGCGTGGAGCAAGGACGGGACTGTGCACGTTGAGTCGGCGGCTGATGTGAAGGCGTTGAAGGCGGCTGGGTTTACGGAGGCTGGTGTGGGTGGCGCGACCGCGAAGGGCGGGTTCGAGTGCCAGGCATGCGGTTTTCATATGTGGTTTAGGACTTGTTCCCGCTGCGGCGGTGAAGGGAATCGACTGTGACGAATCAGATCACCACGGTGTCGTCATTGTTCTCGACCCCGTATTTGACGATCGCTGAGTTCAAGCAAGCCCCGACCGCTGTCGACGTCGATGACCTGGTCGGTGGTGGCACGCAGGCGATCAATGATCAGGAGTTGACGAACGTGATCGCCAGGGCGTCGTCGTGGATTGATTCGCATTGTGGGCAGGTGCTTGCCGCTACAACGGACACGGAGTCCATGCGGGCTCGT